CGACTAAACTGTCGGATGTGGGTTTTCTAAAAAAAGGATGCCGGTTAGCATATTAAAAAAGCCTAGAGTACTATTACATACTCTAGGCTTATTTTTGCAATCTCACCAGGCCGAGTGAGCTCAAGGAACCTGTCAAGAGGGGTCGCGTGGTTATTTAATTTCGTCGCTACCGACTAGGAGGCCTTAACTCCCATTGCAAATTTGTGCTCATCTCGTAGCCCGTCGGCGGTTTGTCAGCTTATTGCACAAATATTGGGGTGACTATTGAGATTCGAACTCAAACTAACAGAATCACAGACTGTTGTGCTAACCATTACACTATAATCACCTTAACTTTTCTCGATCTAATTGAGTTCTTTGAGCAATAGCTGCTTCATAGAATTTATTGCGATCGAAATTTCCATTAAAACTTTTGCATATATTAGCAAGTTCTACGATTAAATCATCATCTAAATTATTAGAACCTGCGAATTGAGCTAAAGCCTTGAAGTGTTTTCTAGTCATACTTTACTCGCTTTCTGTTCATCACGAAGAACTTGAATATAGTCATAAGCATCTTTCTTATTTTTGAAAGAACCTAACGGAACCCAGTGAGTTCCGTTTATTTTTTGTTTAGCTTTAATTTCTTCTTTAGTAACTAATCCGAGATCAAGAGCTGTAGCTTTAGCAAATGCTCGAACTCGGTTATCAACAGAAGATCTTTCAGATACGTCGAAGTGGAATAATTTAATCATTTCTTTAGACCTTTAAATACATCTGAGATTTCACCATAGATATAATGAGATATGCCTGAGTTCATAACGACTCGCATAACACCATCATTCCATTCTTCAGCAGATTCGATTTGAGTAATCATGAGAGCTACTTTTTTATGTGAGTATCTTTCAAATGCTTTAAGAACTTTTCCAGATACAATAGGTTTATATTCAGGTTTCATATCATATACTCCACTATACAAACACCAATAACGCCTAAAGCTATTCCAATTGCAAATCTAGTAATTGTCATATCTTTAAAGATTTCTCTTAGAAATTCAATTATCATACTAGTTTATCTCCTATTTTATGAAGCATATTTAATTCTGAACATGAATCTTTATAACCTTTACGATCTTTGATATTATAATTTTCATCAATTTTAGAATTAATTAAGAATACTCGGTGTTCTATAAGATCAATTAAAAGGTCTCTTTCTTTTTCATCGAGTAACAACTTATATTCTACTACCATTATAGACCTCCGAATTCTGAATTACAAGGATCTGCGAATATACCTTGAATCATATCATCAAGATTTTCATATTCACCAAGACCTTTGATAATTATATTAAGATCAGAAACATTCATATTAGAAATGCAAGAGTTTTCATTATTATCTATAATATTATTCCATATTTTATCTTCAATTTCATTTTTTCTTTCTTGAATTATATCATAAAACATATTTCTTAAATCATCCATTTCATTTTCAGTTTCTGCTTCAATGAAAGTTTTAATTCTTGAATATAATTGTTTGAGACTCATATGTGTATCATTCATTTATAACTCTCCATCCATCTACCGAGAATATCAAGTGCTTCATCTTTATCTAATATAAATTCATCCATTAAATAAGGAACTGCACCAAACATATTTGTTGCTCCACTTTCTTTAAGTTCATCTAAGAAAGCAAAGTATCCTTCGTAGTAATCATCATATTTTAACTTCATATCATTCATAAGGATAACTCCTGATTTTCTTGAGCTTTTCCACAATAACCTGTGTGTGGTAGAAGCTTGGTTTGAGGGAATATATCTATTAGATCATCTCTCATTTCTACAAGACGATCTTGGCACATTTGAATTTCTTCATATGGTCCACGAGTATCTGATACGGGTTTACAGTAATTTGGATTACCCATATAGCAAACTAAAACGATTGCTTCAAACATTTTCTTTACCTATAAGTTGTTAAAAGGAATGAGCAGTTTTAAATCATACTCAGGATTTTATATTATGGTCTATAAGACCACCAATATAGGATAGCACGGAATAATACTAAAACACAAGCACCTATACCCATTGCTTCCCAAAAGGGACTATCATAATGATTCATTAGATAAGCTCTCCTTAAGCATCTCAAGTTCTTCAATAGCATCTTTTAGAAATATTTCAACTTCATCAATAGTTTGAATATCGCTAAGATCTATTTTTTGCTCAAATTCTCTAGGTAGTAATAAATGAGATGAGAGAGCATCTTCAAGAATGAAGGTTATTTTATCAAGCCAATCACGCATGTTTAACCTTATTCTTTGCTTTCCATTCTAAATGCCAGATTTCACTTTTAAGTTTACGAATTTTATCTTGGACTTTAGGACTTTGACCAGTTTCAATTTCAGTTCTTAAAGTGTCTTCCATTTCTCTGGATCTATGAATATAAACATCAAATTCTTCAGCAAATTTATGGTTTAAATTAGAATCAGCATTGAAATGTAATAGCTTTTGATTTTGAGGAACACCATACGCACCTTTGAAATAGCGAACTAAGTTACCTTTATATTTGGTATGCCATCTTCGAGGTCCCCTCGCCATAAGGCGAATTGTATAGAGTTTATCATAGTCATCAATTTTCTGCCATGTTCTTACACGTTTTCTAACTGCTGCATTATGTTTAGATATATTAGTCTTAAGATCGATAAAACTTTTATCGTCTTTAGATGCTATAGTAAATCTATATGACGATGTACGCCAAAAGTCTTTACCATTTCGAGGTTGTCTATATACTGCCATGTGATACCTTTCTACATAATAACTTCTAAGTGGTCTTTAGCCCACTCACGATTAAGATTACTTTCTTTAATGATTTTTTCTTTAAGCTCAGCTGCATAATTCTTTTTGAACTCATCAGTCATTAAAGGAACACTATAGTCTTTAGGTTCTGAAACGAATTTACCTTTCAGACCTTCAACAGGTTTATCATTATCACTCATATTATCACTCATTTCTTAATTGGAATTTTACAGTTTTCTTCAGATGCGGTAAGGTTTTCACCTCTTTTAGTTATCCAGATGTAACTCCATACTTCTTCATTACATTTTTTACCGAATGTAGAAACATGTGGATCATTTAATGGTGGCGGCATAAATGAGCAAGCACTTAACAGAGCTGCGAAAGATATACCGATTAAAGCTGCGAATATATATTTCATATCATTATCCTTCTTTGGGATCAAATTGAATTATTTGAGCATTATTGCTATTACTATCAGAAACTATTTCCCAATCAATAATTTCTTTTAGACTACCGATATATTCTATTAATCCATGAGCCGATAGTATCTCAAGGACAGTATTAAGATCATCACACTTAAATATAAGTATTTTAGCAGAATTACTGATAGTTAATGAAACATTATCAAGTGCCTTCGCTAAAGCGATTAAGCTAATGACTTCTTCATTTTCTAGAGGCTCAGTAAGAACCACTTGTTTAGTATTAGAACAACGCATTTTTCTCATATAAGCCTCCGGATGTCGGTAACATTATTTTTAAGAAGACTAGAAGATCCATGAGATCTCCTAGCCTTTTCCTTTCGATACTAGAACGGCATCTGATCGGCAGTTCCAGATTCTGCTGGGGTGTCCACAGCTACTGGTTCAAACATTACAGCACCAGAGTATTCTTTAAGTTCAATAATCTGAACAGCTGTAAGAGATCCAGCGATACCACTACGACCAGCAGTTTCGTAGGGATATTGATATATAACAACATTACCAATAGAGCCATTGCCTATTGAAGAGACATCAGCAAAAGGTTGAGCTTGAGCATCAACTACTCTAACAGGACCATTAGCAGATCCATCAGCTTTTACTGCTTTTCTCTTAAGAGATACAGTAAATTTAGATGCATCCATTTTATCCTGCTTGACTGTTAGATGATTAGCAGCCCAATCATCAGCTACTGCTTTATCTTTAGTAGCTATTTGTAACTCCCACTGCTCTGTGCCAAATGGGTTTACAGGTTTGGCTAATTTAGCCCAATTTAATTCTACATTATCTATGCGATAATTACGTGCTTCAAAGTTCTGCATGAATAGTACCTTTCTATGCTAGAGGTTAAAATTAAAAGTGAGCAGTTTTTTAGACTTACTCAGGTCCGTGCTTTACTTCTCGATTGCTATAAGAATAGCATGTACCATATAAAGGTAATTTAAGAGTGAGAAGATAAGTATTTTAAAAATTATCGAGTGGCAACGAGATAATTTTAATAGAGATTATTTAAGATTTATTAGTTTCAGTCAGCATATCTGGTTCTTCATCATATGCTGGATGTGGCAATTGATTCATTTTATTTATATCAGCTCTCCAAGATTTCATCATATTTATTTCAGATGTTGATAAAAGATCTTCGGGATTAGGGTCAAGTTTACTTAAGATTAGATCAAGTTTAGCTTCAATAGCTTTAAGTTTATTTTCAAGTTTATCCATTTGATTACTCCTTATGTTGATGGATGTTGGTGGTTACTCTTTAAAAAAGAGAGAACGCTTTCGCGCTCTCTCAGTTCCCTCTTCATCTAAGACAGTACATACACATTGTGTATCTATATAGTTTATGAAGCACCATGGTGACATGCGGAAAGTCAACCTCATGGTAACAATTAGGGCATTTGCCTTCTTCATCATCTAGTTCGATCCACTCTTGCTCAGGATCGTATGAGGATGTTGGCAACTTAGATTGGTCAATCTGGGAATAGTCTTTATGACACATATAACATTCTCCATGTTGTTAATTAAAATGAAAAGGATATAAAAAATTATTGAGAGTCATCCGAGATAATTTTAGATTATTAAAGGTATTTGAGAGATTGTTTAAGATCGGACGCGGGTTAGACCGTCAGTATTCCGACAGAATAACTCCAAGTAAACTTCAGCGTCAGCTTTTTGACATGCCGGTTCTCCCCCCTCTTACACATGCCGGTCCCCACACCACTCTTAAGGGATCTCATAGCGCTAGGGGCTAACATGACGGTCTTACAATAAAAAAAGGGGCCGCAAGGGCCCCGGAAGTTTAGGAGGATTTATGAAGTAGGGTAAGTTGTTGAGGTGGGTATTTGTTGAGGTGGTGAAGATGGTTGAGATGTGGTAGGTTGTTGAGGTGGTGTAGTTGGTTGAGGTGTAGTGGGTTGTTGAATAGTAGGAGTAGGAGTTTGTTGAGGAGTAATAGGTTGTTGAGGAGTAAGAGGTTGGTAGGAATTAGTAGAAGGATTGTAAAGAGGGAGAGTTAAAGGAGGAGGAGAAAAGTTATTATTTTGAATGGAAGAAGTGAGGAAAGAGTTAATTTGTTGATGATGTTTAAATTGAATTTGGTTATTAAGAGTAATGAGATAGTTGAATGTGAGTTGTTTAGTATGAAGTTGAGTATAGTTTTGAGGATGAGAGAAGAATTGTGTAAGTTTAAGAAGTTGTGAGATGTTATAGATTGGGTTTAATGGATTAGTAGTTGTTGGTTGGTTGGATGAAAAGTTGTTATTGTAGGTCATACATGACTCCTTTGTAGATGATTAAGGTTTAGATTAAAGTAGATATAAAAAATAATTGAGCGTAGCGAGATTATTTTAGAGAGAAGGTGGTAGAGAGAGAGTATGAATTAGGGGGTATGGAATGTAGAAGGGGTATACTCATTTTTTGGGTTAATCAGACTTATTCTTAAGATAGTATATATTATATAGATCCCCCCTTATAGGAGACGTTTAAATTTAAATGTCCCCTTAAAGTTAATCCGAGGAGAGGTTTTATGAATAAGAAGAAAGAACTATTAAGACTTCTCGAAGAAAAGAACAAAAGAAATAAATTAAAAGATTACGAAAATAACTTTACTTCTTTTGCATCTGACAATATTAAGATCATTACTAAGGATGCAAGAAGGGGCTTTATAGATTTTGAGTTCAACAGCTGCCAGAAAAAAATTACAGAACTTTTAGATAAACAGCTGGCTGACACTGGAAAGGTTAGAGCAATCATATTGAAAGCCAGACAGCAAGGTATTAGTACTTACTGTGCTGGTAGAGTATTCTGGAAAACATATTTCACTCCGCACGCACGTTCAGTTGTTATGGCACATGACAGTGCAACATCTGACGCATTATTTAATTTGTCTAAGAATATTATTAAAAATATGAATCATATTTATAAGCCAAATGAAGTTAAGTCAAATGCTAAAGAAATTGTTATATCATCACCTCACTTTAAAAAAGAAGGTAGTGATAAACCTATATCGTCATATAGATTATATACTGCAGGATCACCTGAAGCAGGTCGTGGTACAACACCAACGATCGCACATTTATCAGAGGTTGCCTTCTGGCAGCATGATGAAAAGATATTAGCTGGTTTGTTCCAGGGTATATCAGAAGCTCCAGGTACCGAAGTCATACTTGAGTCAACAGCTAACGGCGCTCAAGGTGAATTCTACAGATTGTGGAAAGGTGCACTGAATGGTGAGAATGAGTATTTACCGATATTCCTTCCGTGGTTCTCTACACCGGAATACTATAGAGATCCACCTGAAGGTTTTGAACGTTCCTCAGAAGAGGAGCTACTGGTAGAGCAGCACAACTTAAACAACGGACAACTCTACTGGCGTCGGTTGAAGATTGCTGAAGGTGGGGAACTAAAGTTCCGCCAGGAATACCCAGCAACTCCCGATGAAGCGTTTATAACAGCTGGTAAGTCTGTATTTGCTATGGACAAAGTAAACCAGCTAATTGCGCATACACCTAAAAAGAAAATGCTTTTTGATTTTAATTCATTAACATGGGAGGATTCTAACGATGGCAACCTGGATATATGGGAGTATCCTGATTGGGATAGTAATTTTATACTTGCTGCCGATGTTGCATTAGGCGTAGGACAAGATTACTCAGCAGCAGTTGTTTTAGATACAGATAGGAAAGTAATTGCTTTGTATCGCGACAGCTATATTGACCCTAGTAAGTTTGGTGATTTGTTGTTTTACCTTGGTAGGTACTATAACAATGCATTGCTAACTGTTGAAAGTAATTCAATGGGTGTTGCAACCTTATCTCGTCTATCGCAGATGAATTATTTAAATATATATAAACAAACAAAGATTTCCTCAATATCAAAAGAAGAAGGTCAGGTGCCTGGATTTAGAACAACACAGGTTACTAAGCCTCATATTATAGGTAATTTAAAGAATGCTGTAGAGAATGATGACATATGGATAGGATCTAAAGTGATTATACAGGAACTAAAAGATTATGTTAGTACCGAATCCGGAAGAACTGAGGCTGCTCCTGGGTGTCATGATGATACTATTATGGCTACAGCTATTGCCTTAGAAACATTAAGAACACACTACGACAAGTTAACCGCAGATAAAGTGCCATGGTCTCAGAAGGCAAGTTCAATGCCTCAGGAAGATAATACATCATGGCTTTAAGAGTTCCCATTGTCCTCGCTGCTCCGGCGGAAGCAGGGGATAAATCCGCCACCTAAAGGGAGATAAATATGAAAGAAAGATT